CAGCAGCCCTTATAAAAATGAATCTAAGTAATGGTACGAATTATACCGAAGGAGTATTTCAAAATAATCCTTCCTTTTACCTATCTATGTTTAAAGGCGTTAGAGTATACGGTGAAAACATATCAACCACGAATCCCTATGATGTGAAGGTTCCTATACTTATGGCAGGACCAACTAAAAATGCATCAGCTCCAGCTACTCAGGCACAATCCTCAATTTCAGTTAACGAATCTGAAATAATTACTAGTGCTACTTGGAACTTATCCGCAGATAAAACTATAAATTCCCTAGCATTGTGTTTTGATGTCGCCGCTGAGAATCTAGCCAATGTCTTAAAGGTTCACGAATCCAATACAGGCTATCTAGAACAAGCAAGTTCGAATTACGGTTGCAGTTTTCACGCAAAGGTTATTAGTCCCACAAAATCAATAACTAAGTGGGCTTATGCCAAAAGTTACTCTTATATAAGAGGATGTAATATGTCGGCAGACTTGACCGAGATGTCTAAGAAATCCACGCCTATAGTTTCTTTAAAAAGTGGTATGTTAAACTCGGGTATGCATAGTGGTTTCTATATTAACCCCGCAAAGACTCTCGCTTATTTTATTGATAGTATGGGATATTCTGGCTCCTGTGTTATTAATGTTTATACAATAGCTGATTGGAGTTTACTGAAGACGTATACAGTATCACAGAGCAGAAGCTATTTTATATTATTTACTGACGATGTAGATTTTCTATATGAAAATGAAGTTGGTACGGCTAATATAAATATATATAGTCTATCAAGGAGTGACAATACTAAGACGCTATTAACAACTATTACCGCTCCTATTGCGACATCAAGCAGTGCTAGTGGCGGCGCGGCTATAAACAATACCTTTGTGGCTTACACTAAGGGGTTTGTTATAGGGATACCCGTTTACAACGAAGTAACTGAAGAGTATGACACTCCAGTGTATTACTCTTATATGAACTCATCTATTTATACGCCAAGCATTGCCAATATCCAGTTAACAAATGAAGATGCAATAGTTCCGATTGTTGTGCATCCGTATAGTAGCACATTAACAGACGGCGCAACTAAAGACGCTATTATGAAAGGAGCTGGAGCATCTCTATGGATGAACACTACAGCCCTTAATTTTGATGAACCAATTGAACTACTTTCTGGAGACACGTTTGTTATCACATACAAGATACAGTTATCTTGAGGAGGTAATTAACAAGTGAGTACAAATAATAAAATTCCCTTTTATGGAGTTTTCTATGATAAAGAAGGCAATAAACATGACCTATCAGCAATGATGGGTCGTGGCATTGTTAATCTAACTAAAATAAACACAATCGGTCGGACTGATACATATCGAATCGATTACACCGACGGTACAATGAGCATTTTTGATGTGACAAATGGACAAGATGGAGTCGTCGTATACGATGCAGGTAGACCAGACACCAATTTTGGTGTTGGTTTAAGTATGAATTGCGGAGGAGTGATATAATGGCATTTATACAATTTCAATTAAGACGTGGAACCCTGGCCGAATGGGAAGCAGCAAATCCCATTCTTGCCGAAGGAGAACTCGGAGTCGTCACCGATTTAAAAAATTTCAAAATGGGAGATGGCGTATCAGATTTTAATTCATTAGAGTATGGTGCCATGAATGGTTTGCCCGGTCAAGACGGTATAAGTCCCCATATCGGGATAAACGGCAACTGGTACGTTGGAGAAACCGATACCGGTGTGGCAGCAACCGGAACGCCAGGTCAAGACGGCATAAGCCCCCACATCGGCGTAAACGGCAACTGGTACGTTGGAGAAACCGATACTGGGATTAATGCCTCCGGTGGAAGTTCTATAGATATCGATAATGACGATACTTTTTCTGAACCGAGTTCGGAGAAAGTTCCAAGTACCGAATCTGCAAAAACATATGTTGATTTATCTATTAAAGAAGCATTGTTATATGGTATGGGGCAACCAATCGTTAATACAGAAGTCGAATTAGCAGTGATTATTAATGGCGGAGAAGAGCCATTTGTTCTTTCAAAATTATATGAAGGATATGATTTGGATAAACTTGTAGTTTGGAGTGGAACTCACGGCGAGAATTCATACATCGTTGCTGTCGCTTCCAAAACTACAAAATTTAAAGAAAAATCCTTTACAAGAGGCCAAATTCGAATTTGGGAAAACGATATAGAAAAGACAACCATCGGTTCTTCCGATGGATTTTTAAATATCGGAGACACTAGAGAATACTCTGTATTCCCATTTGATGAAAGTATGGGCCCGCTGTACTCTTTTGTTGTAACTGGATTTAGGTATATAACCGATACCATATCCGGAATTACTCCTTTAGAATTAGATTCTTCTAACTTTTCTGAAATAGAAATATTTGGCGGAACCGCCTCATTTTGTGTAATCGATGGATTATTACTTATTTTAAACTCGGATTCAGAACTCGAAGAGATAAAGTCGGGAAGAGATATTTATTCAGGAGAAGAAGTTGATCAGAGCCCAAGTGTTATCGAAATCGAAAATTCCCCTATAAAATATCTCGAAGTTAGTCACTTTGATCTCTCTGATTATTTTCCATCGGTAATATCGCTTGATATTCCAGGAGTTGGAGGCGGAACGCTTCTAATAATAAGCGGAGTCGAACTCGATCTTTCTTCGGGAACCTTTATGGAAAATAGAGACCAATCGGTCGCTATATGCATGCCAAATGCTACAGATTTTTTCCAAAACGGCTCGATGATATTTAAAAAAGCAACTGCGGAAGGACTTATGCCTACACCGAGTAATTTGAGACTTGATGAAGGAATCTACAAGGCGGATATTACATACCCCGAAGGAATTTCCGAATACGTCTTACGTTTTTCTTTAGCATCATTAGACCCTATCGCAGAAGTTAAATCGGTTCGTGTTTCGGTAAATTCGGAAATGCAACCTTTATATGCTGAAATAAGCAGAGAGGAGTTAATAAATGGCGTTCCTTCGGGAACATATCATGTTATGGTTGCCGCAGAAGGAATTGTTTCGGAAACAAGATACCTTTTAAATAGTATTACACATAATAATGCATTATTTGAAATAATTGAAGAAGAGGCCGTCCCAATTCAACTAGATGCTCCTATAAACCTAGCCGTTGAAAATGGAGTGTTATCTTTTGGCGCCGTGGAGAATGCCCTCGAATACGATATTCTATCCATAGACGGTGAAGGTAACAGAACCATACTATTGGCGGGAATGTCTTCAAATATAATCGATTTGGCATTTGAAGGAGTTATTCCGGGAACTTATAATTTGGCCGTTGTGGCAAAAGGCGATTCTATATTATATTTGGATAGCGAGATGTCAACACCAATCCAAGGAGTTCTTGAATCCTATGCATTGGCGACCCCAACCAATCTATCTGTAGTAGATAGTATATTAACTTTTGATTCCGTTGTTAATGCAACTGGATATGAAGTTTATGTTGACGGAACAAAAAAACTAACAATTAACGGGACCACTGCAGATCTTCAGTTAATTAGCAATACATTACCAGGGGAACATCTATATCAAGTTAGAGCAGTAGATTCTAATGAAATATATTTGGATAGCGAAGCAGCAGATATAACCTTAACTAAATTAGAATCGCCAATTATTACTTTATCTGGAAATTTAATAACATTTACACCGGGAGCAAATCAGGATATTTTTGATGTTATGAGCGCTTCTGTCTATAATGGATCGTACCTAATTGCCTCGAATGTCACATTAATAATCGACGAATCAAATAGAAGTATAGACTTAAGTTTATTGGGATTAGTTCCAGGATCATACAGTCTTTGTGTTGTTGCAAGATCGAGCGATAATAATTATGTTGTTTCCTCGGCTAGTAACTTCATAAATTATGAAGTTGTTTAATTAAGGGGTGAAATAATAATGAATAAACAAGTAGAACTAATGCTCATAAGATCCGAATTAATAAAAATCGGTAAATGGTTTATTGATAATGATTGGGTGGTCAATAAAATAGTTACTGGAGAATGGGAAAAAACAGATAAAAGATGGGTAAAGTATTTAAATGATAGAATTACTTATCGAAACAAACAGGACGCGCTCAACTTAAGAATAGAAGAGCTAAAAATTAAGACTTAAAATCTAAACATATTACCCTCAGCCATTTAAAGCACAAACTGGTTTAAACATATTTATAACATGTTTTTCTTTTCATAGTATTCATAAATTCTCCTTTTATATTTAGTTATTAAATAAATAAATCGGTTTGTGTTTTAAATGGCTGAGGGAACAAAATAATACAAAGGAGGTTAAAAATGTCTCGTAATAGTAAATCAAAAATTATATTTGACGAATCCGACCATTCGATTTCAAAAAGACCACCGTTGACAGAAGAAGCTAAAGAAAATCAGATGATTGCGTTATCCATGGATTTGGCAGAGAAGCAACTACGAGACGGAACGGCCTCTTCTCAAGTAATTACACATTTTCTAAAACTCGGCTCAAGTCAACAAAAACTTGAACAAAAAGTTACCGAGTATCAAGCTGAATTATACAAAGCTAAAGCTGAGACTTTAAAGTCTGCTCAACACACTGAAGAATTGTATAGGGATGCATTAAAAGCAATGAAGAAGTATCAAGGTGGAGAAGAAATAAATGAAGATCAAACCGAAGAATATTAGAACATATTCAGAGTTAAGTAAACTTCCAACGTTTGAGGAGAGATTGGAATATTTAAGAGTAGAAAATACTCCTGGAGAAGAAACATTTGGCTTTGATAGATATATTAATCAAAAATATTATAAGTCAAAAGAGTGGGAATCAATACGAAATCAAGTAATTATTAGAGATAATGGTTGCGATTTAGGAATTGAAGGGAGAGATATTAATTCTAAAATTGTAATACATCATCTTAATCCTATAGATGTATCTGACATAAATAACAACACAGATTTTCTTAAAAACCCAGAATATTTAATAACAGTGTCATATGGGACACATAATATGATCCATTATGGAAGAAAAGGATCTGCTGATTTAAATCAGATGATAAACAGAACAGAAGGTGATCAAACACCTTGGAAAAAAACTATTTTTTAAAAGGAGAAATATTATGTCTACCGAAAATGTTGAAGTTTTGACAAATGTCGAGGAAGTTGTTGCCGAACAGGGAACTAAAGAAGAAGTCGTAGAGACTGTTGAGTCTACTCCGGTTGTTGATAAGACCAAAAAGGTTAAGAAAGACATTTATTCGCAAGTTGGATACGTATACAAGTGCGAAAATTTGAATCTTCGAGCCGAACCTACTGTCGATAGCAAGGTAAAGGTTATTCTTAAGAAGAATACGATGGTTCTTATTGCTCCTGAACTTTCTACCGACACTTTTTATGGTGTTAAGGCAAATGGCAATGCTATAATAGGTTTCTGCATGAAGAAATTTATTAAACTTAGCACCGAGAGGTAATAAATATGGCGGATGATGTTGTTGCACTTGAAACCTCCATATTAACTACAATAAAAAAGTTATTAGGTATAACTGAAGACGACACAAGTTTTGATCTTGACATCATCGTTCATATAAATACTGTATTCGGAAACTTAACAAAAATGGGTGTGGGTCCCATAAATGGCTTTTTAATAAATGGCTACTCAGAACAATGGGACTCATACATAATTCCGACAACAGTCGAACTCCCTCAAGAACCCGACTCGATAGAAGAACCGGTTGTAGTAGATTTAATAAGATTGCAACAGGTAAAAACATACATCTATCAGAAAGTAAAGTTAATGTTCGATCCGCCTAGTAACGGAAATTTATTGTCGGCGTTGAAAGAGTCAATCGCAGAACTTGAATATACTCTCTATACTGAAGAGGGAGGTTACTAAAATCAAAATGGAATTAAAAAATAAGACAATAGGAGATATGACACGCCAAGAATTAATATTACTTGAGCGTAGACTTAGATCAGAGAGAGAGGTTGAAGACCAAATACGTCGCTATATGATTCGTTCGAGCGATAAATGGGATGAAACAACCGAAAGAATAAAAATTAATACCAAAACTCCAATAAATCAGATGTATCCAAATGGAGAAGAGTTTGCGCAAAAAACAATATCGGAATTAACAGATGGCGAACTTGAAATGTTGCTTAGGAGACTTAATATTGAGGCCGACATCGCATATGCAATAGATTCATTACGCAGAAATAGTGGCGATGACGAAGACCAAAATATTCGAACGGATTATGGAGATGCCATTAAGATCAATAATAATACTCCCGTTAAAGATCTATATCATCATGGTATAAAAGATCAAAGATGGGGTATACGTCGGTATCAAAATTTAGATGGAACTCTAACAGAAGCCGGTAAAAGACGATATGGTTCTGGTTCTTATGACAATCAAGACAATCAGTTGCGATTTACGAATAAAGATGGAGCCCTTACAAAAGAAGGAAGCGACTATATCGGAGACGTTCAAAAAGTTTCGCAGATTTCAAGCAAAACACTAAGAGATGCGGCAAAAATTCTTGAGACAACCCCCAAATCAAAGAGAGTAAAACAAGATTATAGTAAAATGACAAACGAAGAACTCCAACAACGAGTAAATCGTCTTAATCTTGAAGAAGCTTATGGCCGATTAAGTGGTGAAACAACTTATAAAAGAACGGGAGCAGAATGGACTCGAGAAATTCTACAAACAGCCGGAGCTACAGTAGGCGTTGTTGGCGGTGCTTTGGGAATTTATATGGCATTAAAGCATCTGTGAGGTATTAAATAATCATGGCCCTTTCAAATACAGCTGTTCCGATATATTACGGAATGTTTCGGGAAGCTGTCTTGAGAGGCGAGATTCCCGTATGTAAAGAAATGTCGATGGAAATGAATCGAATAGACGATCTCATAAGAGACCCGCGTTATTACTATGATGATAACGCCATAAATGGTTGGATTTCATTTTGCGAGAACGAGATGACACTAACCGATGGCTCTGATCTGCATCTTTTAGATTCATTTAAATTGTGGGCGGAACAAATCTATGGATGGTATTATTTTCAAGAACGAAGTGTATTTATTCCGGATAAGAATGGACAACATGGTCATTATGAAACACGTTCGGTCAAAAAAAGACTTCGCACAAAACAATATTTGATCGTTGCAAGAGGCGCTGCAAAGTCGATGTATGCATCATGTATACAAAACTTTGAATTAAATATTGATACATCAACGACTTATCAGATTACAACCGCCCCAACAATGAAACAGGCAGACGAAGTGATGTCCCCAATACGAACTGCAATAAACAGAGCAAGAGGACCCCTATTTAAATTTTTAACAGAAGGTTCTATACAAAACACAACTGGTTCAAAATTAAATAGAGTAAAATTAGCCTCTACAAAAAAGGGAATCGAAAATTTTTTGACTGGATCATTACTTGAAGTTCGCCCGATGCGAATCGATAAACTTCAAGGTTTAAGATGTAAGACAGCCTCTGTTGATGAATGGCTTTCTGGAGATGTTAGAGAAGATGTCGTTGGTGCAATAGAACAAGGAGCATCTAAAGTCGATGACTATTTAATACTTGCGACTTCATCCGAAGGCACAGTTAGAAATGGAAGCGGCGATACAATCAAAATGGAATTGATGAGTATACTTAAGGGAGAATATTATGCCCCACATATCTCAATATTCTATTATAGACTTGACGATGTGTCTGAAGTTGGTGATCCTAATATGTGGGTTAAGGCAAATCCAAATCTTGGAAAAACTGTTTCTTATGAAACTTACATCTTAGATGTCGAAAGAGCTGAAAAAGCTCCTTCTGTTCGAAATGACATATTGGCAAAACGATTTGGAATTCCAATGGAAGGATACACTTATTATTTCACTTATGAAGAAACAATTCCTCATAAAAGAAGAGACTATTGGAATCTTCCATGTGCTCTCGGAGCAGACTTATCGCAAGGTGATGATTTTTGTGCATTTACATTTTTATTTCCGTTATCAAATGGATGCTTTGGAATAAAAGTAAGAAGTTATATATCTTCAGTTACTCTTCATAAATTACCAACTGCAATGCGAGTTAAATACGAAGAGTTTATCCAAGAAGGATCATTAATGGTCATGGAAGGAACTATTCTTGACATGATGATTGTATATGATGATCTAGACAATTTTATTGCAGAAAAAGAATATGATGTAAGAGCTCTCGGCTTTGATCCATATAATGCAAAAGAATTTATAGATAGGTATATTACTGAAAACGGTCCTTATGGAGTCGAAAAAGTTATACAGGGAGCAAAAACAGAATCAGTTCCTCTTGGAGAACTTAAAAAGTTGGCAGAGCAACGTCTGTTATTATTTGATGAACAGTTAATGGTGTTTGCCATGGGTAATAGTATAACAATGGAAGATACAAATGGAAACAGAAAACTTTACAAAAAACGTCATGAGGCAAAGATAGATAACGTTGCAGCATTGATGGATGCATTAGTAGCGTATAAGCAAACAAAGGAGGCATTTGAATAATGATGGATTATAAAGTTATTCGCTCCAATCAAGATGAGTTAAATCATTCTGGTATCCTCGGCCAGAAGTGGGGAATTAGACGATACCAGAATGAAGATGGAACGTTGACCGATGCTGGAGCAAAAAGATATGCTTCTGATAAAAGAGTTGAAAAAATGGCGGCAAAAGATGCAAAACGTTATGTCGATGCAAAAATGTTTTATGGTAAAACTGCCGGAACAAAAAGAAAACTTCTTAAAGCAGAACTTGATAAAAAAATAGCAGCTATAAAATTAGACATAAGTTATTTTGAACCATTTGCAAATGGTTCAATGAAAAGTGAAACTGATGTAGAAGAATTTCGACAATTTTCGCAAGCATTGATTGCAGAATACAGTGCTCGAATTCAGAAACTTGAAAGTAAAAAAAAAGAAGAGTTAAAAGGAGGATTTTCTATGTGAATAATATTTATTTAGTTCATCATGGCATCCTCGGTCAAAAGTGGGGAATTCGTCGTTATCAAAACGATGATGGAACTCTAACAGAAGCTGGAAAAGCGCATTATGATAAGTTAGATGCAAAATTTATTCGAAAAAATTCAGAAAAAATTTATGCAAAAACTTATAAACAGTCTGAAAAAGAAATGTCAAAATATTCTAAAAAAGAATTAAAAGATGTTTCTGGAAAAACTGCAATAAACGAATTTAATAAAAAATTTGTCGAAGTTGCACGAACAAAGACATCAAATATTAGATCGCCGTCTGGAAAAGTTATTGATTGGGTAGCAAAAAGAGGAGAATTAGGTATTTATATGGTCTTAAAGGATGCAGGCTATAATATGAATTCTCTAAAAAATGGTGTCTGGACTGATGGAAGAATCGGTTATAAAAAGACGTACGTTAATAAAATGGAAACAAAAGAAGGTGATAAAACATGAAAATATTTGATCGATTAAAACATGCATGGAACGCCTTCGTTGAAGAAAATGCAAATTTTTCAAATTATAAGGATCTTGGATATAGTACGACATTTAATCCAAGTAGACCAAGATTTACAAAAGGAGTTGATCGGTCTATTGTAACGTCTGTATATAGTCGTATAGCAATAGATTGTTCCGAAATAACACTAAATCATGTAAAACTTGATAAAGATGGTCGAATGGAAAAAGTTATTAATTCTGGATTAAATAATTGTTTAACAGTAGAAGCCAATAAGGACCAAACTGCAAAGGCATTTATTCAGGACATAATAATATCTCTATTTGACGAAGGAGTCGTTGCAATTGTTCCAATAGATATTGAATTTAATGACGACATTCAACAATTTGACATCGAAACGATGAGAACTGGAAAAATTCTTCAATGGTATCCAGATCATATTAAAGTTGAAGTATATAATGATAGAACCGGATTAAGGGAACAACTACTTGTTCAAAAGGATAAAGTAGCCATTGTCGAAAATCCGTTATATGCAGTTATGAATGAAAAAAATTCAGTTCTTCAACGACTTATTAGAAAATTGAATCTCCTTGATGCAATTGACGAACAGTCTGGTTCTGGAAAATTAGATTTAATAATTCAACTCCCATATATAGTTAAGTCTACGAGAAGAAAAGAACAAGCAAATCAGCGACGACTCGATATCGAAGAACAACTTACAGGTTCTAAATATGGAGTTGCCTATACAGATGGAACTGAAAAAATTACTCAGTTAAATAGGCCTATTGAAAATAATTTGCTAAAACAAATTGAGTATTTAACAGGAATGCTGTTCAGTCAACTCGGTATTACAAAAAGTATTATGGATGGAAGTGCAAACGAAACCGAAATGCTGAATTATACAAGAAGAACCGTTGGCCCAATAATTGGAGCGGTAATGTTAGAAATGACTCGCAAGTTTATTTCTAAAGATAAACGAAAAAATCTTGAAACTTTACGATACTTTATGGATCCATTTGCATTATTACCAATAATGCAATTGGCCGAAGTAGCAAGTAAATTAATACAAAGTGAAGTTGTTTCTTCTAACGAAATTCGTAACTATATGGGGTTAAAGCCAAGTGATGATCCAGAAGCGGATAAGTTAAGAAATAAAAATATTAATCCAAGCGATGGTGCAGATATAACAGGTTCCAATAAAAAACAAATTGAGGCACCAAAAGTAAAAGACGAAGGAGATTAAAATTCAAAATGGATAAAAAAGATTTTGATTTTTGTGGTTGGGCCTCCAGAAATAATATTAAGTGTTCAGATGGTCGTGTCATAAAGAAAGATGCCTTTAAAGACCAAAACGGCAAAAAGGTACCTTTAGTTTGGAATCATGATCATCAGTCCGCCGAAAATGTTTTGGGGCACGCCATCTTGGAAAACAGAGAAGAAGGTGTTTATACGTATTGCTCGTTCAATGATCAAGAGCAAGCAAATATTGCCAAGGGTTTGGTTCAACATGGCGATATAACTTCTTTATCGATTTATGCAAATAAATTGAAACAGAATGGTTCGGATGTAATACATGGATGTATTCGAGAGGTTTCTTTGGTTCTTGCAGGAGCAAATCCTGGAGCATACATTGAAAATGTATTAGAACATGGAGAGACAGATAGTAATTCCGCTAAGATTTTTAATTCTAGCGAAGAATTAATAATGTCTGAAGATTACCAGGAGCCAAATAATTTAAAACAATCGGACAATACAAATATAGAAGGAGATAAAGTCGTGGATGAAGAAAAAGATAAGACTCCCGATCTTAACCATGCTGATAAAGAGGTAAAGAAAGAGGATGACAAAGAAACAATAAACGATGTTATTAATACAATGACGGATAAGCAAAAAGATGTCATGTATGCCATGGTTGCACTGGCTCTTGATGAACAAAACGAACCCAAGAAAGAAGAAAAAGAAGGAGATAAAAATATGAAGCACAATGCTTTTGACAAAGACAACAATAAAAACAACAATGAAAATGTTATAACGCATTCCGAAATACTTGAGATTATAGCTGAGGCAAAGAAGAGCGGTTCTCTTAAGGATGCTGCTCTTGCTCATAGTATTGAAGATATTACTGTTCTTTTCCCTGAAGTACAGGCCGTTGGAAATGTTCCCTCTACTATCAGCACCAATAAAGAATGGGTATCGAAGATTATGTCTTCTGTATCGAAGTCTCCCTTCTCGAGAATAAAGTCTCTTACTATGGATATAACCGCGGAATCTGCTCGTGCAAAGGGTTATGTTAAGGGATCGCAAAAGGTTGAAGAAGTTATTAGGGCTCTTAAGAGAACTACGACTCCAGCTACTATTTATAAACTTCAAAAGATTGATAGAGATGACGTTATAGATATAACTGATTTCGACGTCGTGCTGTATCTTAAGAGTGAAATGCGTGCTAAACTTGATGAGGAATTGGCCAGAGCTTTTATTATAGGCGATCAAAGATCCGAGTCCGATGAAGCCAAGATTAACAGTACGAATATACGTCCTGTTCTTGGAGACGATGTAATGTATACTGTCCCCAGAGTTCTTGAAAAGGATGACAACGCTACTTCTGCCGAATTCGCGAAGTCGTTCATCATTGACATTATAAGAGCAAGGAAATTGTATAAGGGATCCGGTAATCCTACTCTTTATACAACCGAGGATATGCTGACCGAGATGCTTCTCATAGAAGATACCACCGGACGTGCCATATATGACACGATTGACAAACTTACGACGAAACTTCGTGTTAAGGAAATAGTAACCATACCTCAAATGGATGATGCTATAAGACGTAACGATGAAGAGACGTACGATTACAAGTGTCTCGGAATTCTTGTTAACATGAATGACTACGTTGTTGGCGCGAGCAAGGGTGGCCAGGTTGCATTCTTCGACGATTTCGATCTTAACTTTAATAAGTATGAGTATTTGATAGAGACTCGTTGCTGTGGCGCTCTTACAGTTCCTTATTCTGCTATTTCGTTTGAACAAAAGATAGCGGTTGAAGTTATAGCTGAAGGTTAATACCTTTAAGCAATAAGTAAATTCAAAATGGGAAAATATGCTGGTAATATAGGATATGGAATAAACTCTGAAACCGTACCTGGTGTATGGAGCGAAACCATTGTCGAAAAAAGAGTATACGGCGAAGTATTTAAAAATGTTCGTCGTCTTGAAAACGGCGAAGGTTTAAACAACGATATTGTAACTTCAATGCAAATAAGTTTCATATCGAATCCATATTCCCAAGTAAATTTTCATTTGATTAAATATGCTTGGTATCTAGGAACTCGATGGAAAATAACAGATGCTTCCGTCGAGTATCCTAGAATTATTTTAACATTAGGAGGTGTCTATAATGCTAAGCAGACTTGAACTACATGAAATACTAGTAAGTGTTTTAGGATCAAGAAATGTGTATTATCAACCTCCAGAATCAGTTACAATGCAATACCCAGCAATTTTATATAGTCGTTCCGATATTACAAATGATTTTGCAGATGATGAAGTATATAATCAACATTATTCATATAAAATTGTGGTAATTGCAAGTGATCCAGACAGCGAAATAGTTGAAAAGGTTTCAAAAATTAAATATACAAAGTTCGAAAGACATTATGTTGCAAATTTATTAAATCATGATGTCTTTTCTTTAACTTGTTAAAATAACATAAGGAGATAATAAAATATGGGAAAAATAGTATGGGACAGAGCAGGTGAACGCTATTATGAGACTGGTGTAAAGAATGGCGTTCTTTATCCCGCAGCAGCTTCTGCTGGAACGTACGGAGTCGGTGTTGCATGGAATGGCCTTACAAGTGTTACGGAAAGTCCTACTGGTGCAGAAGCTTCCCCGCTTTATGCAGATAATATAAAATATTTGAATTTGATGTCGCTTGAAGAGCTTGAAGCTACGATAGAGGCATACACTTATCCCGATGAATTTGCAGTTTGCGATGGGTCAGCAGATGTAATCGATGGCGTAAAGATAGGTCAACAGACAAGAAAGGAATTTGCACTTTGCTATAAGACTATGATAGGAAGTGACGCTGATTCCGAACTTGGCTACAAGATCCACATTCTTTATGGCGCATTGGCCTCTCCGAGTGAAAGGGCATATGAATCGATTAATGATTCTCCTGACGCGATCGCATTTTCTTGGGATGTTACTACTACTCCTGTGGCCGTTACTGGTTATAAGCCGACTTCGCTTCTTACGATAGATTCAACAAAAGTCGATGCGGTTAAACTTGCGGCTCTTGAGGATATTTTATATGGTTTGGATGTCGATGGAGAAACTCCTGCGGTTGATCCGAGACTTCCTCTTCCTGATGAAATAATTGCGCTTCTTACTGTTGCTGAAGGTTAAAAATAATTATGGGGGACTCATGTCCCCCTTTTTATAAAAAAGTATAAAAATAAATAAAAAGGAGAAACAAAAATGTTTAAAAAAGAAATAACTTATACCGATTACGATGGAAATGAAAGAACCGAAACTTTTTATTTTAATCTCACTAAGGCTGAGTTGATGGAATTTGAGTTGAGTATGTCTGGAGGATTTGCAAATACTTTGAAAAAGATTATTGCATCAAAGGACATTCCTGCTATTATTGAGAATTTCAAGAAACTCGTAATGAAGACTTATGGTATTAAAAGTCCCGACGGAAAGAGGTTTATTAAAAACGAAGAGATTCTTCAAGAATTCATGGAGACGGAAGCATACTCTGCAATATTCATAGAATTGTCTACAAGTGCAGATGCTGCAACGGCATTTGTTCAAGGAGTTTTACCAGCAGATATTGCTGCAAAAATACCGGTAGAAGATTATAAAAAGTTTGATGTAAAAAAGTAATAATATAAGGGGGATATAGGAATGCTTCAATTAAATATACCAGATCAAGAATTCTGGGATGAAAAAAACGAACAGTTCATGTCCTTAAAAGGAAGACGTTTAGTATTGGAGCATTCCCTTGTCTCAATTTCAAAATGGGAAACAAAATGGAAAAAACCGTTCTTATCCGATGCTAAAAAGACAAATGCGGAACTGATCGATTATATTAGATGTATGACGATTACACAAAATGTAGATGACTCTGAATATTTGCGACTTACTAATGAAAATATTAAGGAAGTTGAAAACTACATTTCAGATCCATGTACAGCAACCCAATTTTTTAATACAGATCCTAATAAAAAAAATGGAAAAAAAGAGCAAATAACAAGTGAATTAGTCTATTATTGGATGGCTGCAGCGCAAATACCTTTTGAATGTGAAAAGTGGCATTTTAATAGATTAATGACGCTGATACGAATATATAGTATTAAAAATCAACCATCTAAAAAGATGGGAAAAAGAGATACAATGAGACAAAATTCCTCATTAAATAATATTAGAAGACAAAAAATGGGCAGCCATGGTTAATGTTTACAAGGAGAATTAATGCTATGAAAATCACATTTAAGCATAATGGAAATTTCGATAAGTTAGATGAATATTTTAAAAAATCTATTCGAATTTCTAAATTTAAAAATATTTCCGATATTGCCGATGAATGTATAAAAGAATTAGCAAAAGCAACTCCTAAAAAAACTGGAAAAACTTCAAGGTCTTGGGAATATGAAATAACACGTGAAATTGGAAGAACTCGACTTATAATTTCAAACAGTAATGTTGTGGATGGAGTAAATATTGCATTTTTAATAGACATCGGTCATGCTACTTCATCTGGAAAATGGATTGAAGGCGAAGAATATATAGAACCGGTCGTTAGAAATATTTATAATAATATTTTAAATAATGCTTGGAAGGAGTTGAAGAGATTATGAGTAAACTCGTTGATGAACGAATAGTCGAAATGGGTTTCGATAATAAAAGTTTCGAAAAAAATGTAAAATCTAGCATTGATTCAATAGATAATTTAAAATCAAGTTTGGATTTTTCCGGAGTCTCTTCTTCTTTATTAAAAGTAAGTGAAGGATTTTCGACAATGGAAATAGCCGCAATAGCAGCTATCGCCGACATAACAACTAAAGTAGTTGATTTAGGATTGAATATTGTTAAATCATTAAGCACAGACAATATTATATCTGGTTGGGAAAAATATGCAGAAACTTCAATTTCAGTTGGAACGTTGGTTTCGCAAGGTAATGATATTGATACTGTCTATGAGTTGTTAGATAAACTGTCGTGGTATACAGATGAAACTTCTTATAGTTTTACTGATATGGTTTCAAATATTAGTAAGTTTACAGCCGCAGGACAAGATTTAGATGATTCTGTTGAAGCTATGATTGGTATTGCAAACTGGGCTGCAATGGCCGGCCAGAATGCAAGCACCGCATCCAGGGCTATGTATCAGTTGGCTCAATCATTGGCTGCAGGTTATGTTAGACTTGAAGACTGGAAGTCAATTCAAACTGCTAATATGGATACAACTGAGTTTAGGCAAACTGCATTGGATACTGCTGTAGCTTTTGGAACTTTAACTCAGGCAATAGACGGAAGTTATACAACTCTTTCTGGAAATACATTTGATATTTCTGGTTTTACATCTTATTTAACTGCTGATGGATGGCTTACCACTGATGTATTGGTTGATACATTGCAAAAGTATTCTGCAGCAGTCGATGATATTTACAATATCGTTCAAACCAATGACAGTATATCGACTTCAACTGAAGCGATGGAAAAATACGCAGATACTCTTGATGAATTTGGTTTAAAAGCTTTTAAAGCTGCACAAGAGGCAAGAACTTTTCCGCAAGTAATAGAAGCAATTAAAGAAGCCGCAAGTTCTAAGTGGGAGAGTATATTTGAAGCAATCTTTGGTGAATACGATGATGCAACAGCATTATGGTCGGATTTTGCAAATAATTTATATGATGTATTTATTACTGGTCTTGATATGGCCGGACAAATATTAGATACATGGAATGAACTTGGTGGTAGAAACGATCTATTTGTTAACACAGAAGAAGAAACTGGAGCTTTTTGGAATCTATTTTATGCATTAGTTGCAATAAAAGATCTTGT